GGAACCCTTTTAGGGGTTTACGCAGGGTCTACTCTAATAGCGCACGCTACCGAGGGCTCTATTTCTTTGTCGATGGACACGAGAGATGCAACTTCGAAGGACTCGTCTGGAACGCGCGACTTATTAGAGGCTACTAAGAGCGGTACTATTTCGGTATCGGCTTTGTACGCTGAAGATGCAGCTTACGGCGTCGATGATCTTATGACAGCTTGGAGCGGACGCTCACAGCTTACAGTTAAATTTTCTACCGAGGTAAGCGGAGATCATTACTGGTCTGCTGCTGCTTACGTAACTTCTTTAGAGGTTTCTAGCGGTATGGAAGATAACGTAACGTACTCGGCTACTTTCGAGCTTACGGGAGCTATTACCTACTCTACTGTAGCGTAATAAACAATAACACAAACACTTAAAGCAAATGGTAAAGAGAGTTAAAATAGGAGGCGAAGAAAGAGCTGTAAAGTTCGGCTTCGCCGCGCTAATGCAATTTACGGACGCTACCGGGTATACCCTAGCACAGCTAGACTCTATAGGAGACAGCCTAACACTAAGCCAAGCTATAGAGCTTATTAGAGCAGGGCTTAAGCAAGGTGCTAGAGTAGAAGGCGAAAAGTTTAACGCTACTGCGGAAGAGGTAGCCGACTGGTTAGACGATAGCCCCGGAGCTTTAGAAGAAGTGCTAGCAATCTTTACCGAAAGCTTTACACCTGCAAAAAAGTAGAAGGGGCTAGGGGCCAGTCGGGCCCCGACGCCCCTCTTACTTTTGACCGCTGCGAAGAGATAGCCCTAGGCTTACTAGGATATAATTACAGCGATTACTTACAGCTTACCCCGCGCAGCCTTAATAATGCTGTAGCGGGTTTTAGTGAAAAGAGGGAAGCAGAAAGCCGCGAGCTTTGGGAGGTAATGCGAAGCCAAACGGTAACACTAGTAAACCTCCAGCTACCAAAAGGCAAAAGAGTAAAACCCAAGGAGCTCTATAAATTTCCCTGGGACTATACACAAAAAGCAGGGCCAAAACTAACTAAAGCGGAAGCTAAAGCAATACTAGCGAAATGGCAAAAAAGAGCAACATAAGTACTAACATTGCGATAGGTGCAAACCTTAGCGGACTTACTAGAGGCTTAAAAGTAGCCGGTAGTAAAATGCGCCGTTTTGGATCGCAAGCTAAAAGCTTAGGAATGAACCTAAGCCGTAGTATTTCCGCTCCGCTTATTGGCTTAGGTGCTATTTCCGTTAAAACCTTCTCCGGCTTTGAGGCCGAGATGAGTAAGGTAAAGGCCGTATCGGGAGCCACTACCAAAGAATTTAAAGCACTAGAGGCCCAAGCAAAAAAGCTAGGGGCTTCTACTACGTTTACAGCTAGTGAGGTAGCCGGTCTACAAACGGAGTTTGCTAAGCTTGGTTTTACGGCTAGCGAGATAGACAAGGTTACCGAGAGCACCCTATACCTAGCGCAAGCTGGCGGGGCTGAGCTTGGCCGGGCTGCTGAGGTAGCAGGTTCTACCCTTAGAGCTTTCGGGCTAGCAGCTGAAGAGACCGGTAGAGTTACCGACGTAATGGCTAAGAGCTTCGCGACTAGCTCCTTAGATATGGAGAGCTTCGCCGAAGCTATGAAGACTGCGGCACCTATTGCTAAGGCTACCGGCGTAAGTATAGAGGAAGCTAGCGCAATGCTAGGAGCTTTAGCGAACAACGGTATAAAGGGCTCTATAGCAGGAACCGCTCTAAAGAAAATACTTAGCGAGCTGCACCAAGAAGGTAAGCCAATGCGCCAAACCTTTAGAGAGCTCGCTAGCCAAAACATTAACCTAGCAGACGCTAACGACTTAGTAGGCGAACGGGCTAAGGGTGCTTTATTAGTGCTTACTGAGCAGATGGGTACCGTAGACCAGCTTACCACTAGCTACGAAAATGCCCAAGGCGCCGCCGCAGCTATGGCTGAGGAAATGATGGATAACACCGCCGGAGCCTTTAAGGAGTTACAAAGTGCAACGGAGGGCGCCTTAATTGAGTTAGGCCAAGCCATTACCGAAAACGAGATATTTAAGAATGTGCTTAAAGGTCTTACCGAAACTATGGGTAAGATTACGAAAGCCATTAGCGGAATGAGCGACGCCCAGCTTTATAACAAGGTTATACTAGCGGGCTTACTCGCTATGGTGCCTTTAGTTATTGCAGCTGTAGGCTCCCTTACTTTAGCCTTTGGTACTTTGACGGCAGCGATGGGGCCGCTAGGTATAGCCATAGCTGGAGTAGCTGCTTTGTATTTAGCGCTACGTAAAGAGGTAGATCTAACGCAGGAGGCAGTAGATAAAGCCGTAGGTAGTGAAGACCAGCAAAAAGGATTAGAGGAGCTACAAGGCAGATTCGACCTGCTTACTAATTCTATCGGTAACCAGCTTAAAGCTATAAAGAAATTTAAAGACGGTTATAGTAATCCTTTCTACGACGTAGAAGAAAGCAAGCGCTATAAAGATTTAGTAGAACAACTTAATAAACTTCGCGAAGAGCGCCAAAAAGTTAGAGAGGGTATTTACAAAATTCAAGACGCGCAGCGCGAGAATAATAAAACAACCGAAGAGGGTAAAAAGAAAACCGAGGAAAGTACCGGAGCAATAAAAAGACAGCAAGAAGCTTTAGTAAATTTAACGCCTAAAATAGCAGAGCTACAGTTAGCTGTAAATACTATTGACTTACAGCCAATGGTACAAGAAACCGACGAAGCTACTAAGAAGCTGTACCGGATGTTAGAGGCAGCAGAGACTCTAAGCGCAGGTATAAATAGCGTTATAAATGCTATGGTATTCGACACCGTGGTAGGTATGGCAGAAATAGGCGGAGCTATTTTAGCAGGAGAGGCAAGCTTTAAAGACTTTGGTAATTTTGCACTAGGTCAGCTAGCTAGTTTATTTCACCAATTAGGCGTATTATTTTTAGAGTACGGTATAGCGGCAGAAGCTTTAAAAGTATCTTTATCTATGGGGCCTATAGGAGGCCCGCTAGCTATTGGTGCGGGTATTGCACTTATAGCAGCAGCAGGAGCTATAAACGCTAAAATGTCAGCCGCTGCTGAAGGGGTACCTGCACTAGCAGAGGGTGGTATCGTTACTGGACCAACGCTAGCGCTTATTGGAGAAGGTAGAGAGAGCGAGGCGGTAATACCACTTAGCAAGCTCCCACAAATAGCCGGCGCTAGTGGCGGTGCTGTAGAGGTGTACGGACGCCTAAGCGGCCAGGACATCTTACTAAGCAGCGAAAAAGCAGGAAGAACACGAAGCAGATATAGAGGATTTTAAATATGGGGTTAAGGTTATATAGTGAATTTCACAGCTCGACGGATAAGCTCTTTAAAATTGAGATCCACGATACAAGCTTTAGCGGAACCGCTGAGGCTTTTACCGTTGCTAGCGATGGGTTTACTTTAAACTACAGCGGGGAAACCGACGATATAGTAAGCCCTATTATAGGCTCTAACTGTACTATAAGAGCGTACAATAATAGCGACGCCTTCGACACTTTTATAAACGCTTTAAAGGGCTACCAAGAGGAGCGCTTTTACGTACGTATATACGCGGAAGCTGCAAGTATAGAGGACGGGCTAGTAATGAGTTACTTTGATACTGAGCTGCCCCCGGATAATGGCTTAGTACTTTATTGGGCTGGGGTTATAATGCAGGACCTAGTAACGGTAGAAGATACGCATAAGCCCTACGTCTTTAGTATTGCAGCTGTAGACGGGATAGGCCACTTATCTAATAAAGAGTATACGAATATAAACAACACTACGCTAGAGGAGTTTATAGAGAGCGCAGTAAATGCTATAGGCGTAGATGCGCTTTACGCTAGCGACGATTTATACTACGCTACTAGTGTAAATATTTGGGACACTCAACACACGTACAACGCTACGACCGACGTAACTACGCTAACGCGCTTTAGCGCGCTTGTATACTCTAATAAAGAGGAAGACGGCACAGTAACTTACTCTAATTATTTAGAGGTCCTTAAAGAGCTTTGTACGGCTTTCGGCGCTAGGTTCTACCAGCGCGAGGGGGTTTACTACTTCGAGCAGTATATAGAAAGAACGGATACGAGTAGAAACGTAAGCGCCTACTATAAGAACGGTACTAAAGCTTTTACCTCTACGGTGAGCGACGACGTAACCCTCGACGGTACAACCGGAGGAGGGGCACGTCTAGCGGGTAACCAGTTTAACTTTTTACCAGCGCTTAAGAAGGTGCAGGTAGGATATAACCAGGAGCGTAGTAACAACCTCCTAGCTAATAGACTAACCTACACCGGTGCAACGGGAAGGCAAGACCTCGGCTTTGTAGTAGACGATAATAACGGTAAGATACAAGTAACCGGCCTGCTTATTTGGCAGCTTACCCACAACGGTAATGCAGGTTCGATCGCGCTAGGATTTTGGCGTCCGGTATGGCGCTTAGAGCTTCGTATAGAAGACGCGGCAAACCTAGGAACCTTCTACTATCTAAAGAGAGAATTTAACCCAAGTGGCGGGCAGCTGTACGGCGCTACAACTTGGACCACTACACCGAGCTACTACGAAATAGACGCCGGTACAACAAGAAACGAGGCGAGCGGTGCTTATATAAGTAACGGGTTTAGCCTAGTTACTCCGCCTCTACCGGTAGACGGTGAAGCGGAGCTAGACGTAAACTACTACCAAGTATACGACGGTTTTAACAACACAGTAAAAACGGTGCCCGTATACTTTGACGAGACCAACCAAGTAAAAGAAGTTACGGCTACTTACTTAAATGATAATGGAGCTAGCAGCGAGGTTACAGTATACAGCGCTACGAATACGGACACTAAAATAAATAGTAACCTTATTCTAGATCTAGGCGAGCTAAGGGTAAGCGATTCTTTAGGGCTGCAGGGCAGCTTTTACGTATACGACGGCAGCAACTGGGTAGCTTCTACGCAATGGCGTAGAGGTAATACCGGTAGCTATACGAGCTTACTAAAGCTGCTTACTAACGAGGTCCTAAGCTTACATAAGAAACCTATAGAAAGGTATAGCGGCACGATCGTAGGGCCTTATCCATTTGGGGTAAGGTACAGCTTCGATAGTGCTTTCTGGCTTCCTATGCAGGGAACCTATAACGCCAATATGGACGAATGGAGTAGCGAATGGTTTAAGGTCCAAAAGGACCTAAGTAACATTACTATAGATAGTCCAGTCGGTAGCGGTGGGGGTGCTGACTTCGTAGGAAGGATAAGCAGCCAGCAGGGAACGGACGAGGTTATAAATGCGGTATCGGTTAGTACGACTACTAGCGCGGTTACCGGTAACCAAACGATAGGCGGTACGCTAGGGGTAACGGGTAACAGTACGTTAGCAGCTACGAGCGTAGGAGAGTTTACTACTACCTCTAGAGTGAATGTAACGCTAAACGAAATTACCGGTAATCCTGGAGGTAGTGAAACGCTAAGCGCTACAAACCATTTTAACTTTATTAGCTATAGCGG